ATATACTGCAGATCGCTGCCGAGCATCTTGCGGGCGCCTTTGAGTGACCGCCTCAGATCGCCTCTAATCGATTCTGACCCTTATGAGCACCAACGGGGCGCGTAAAACCAGATAGGCATACTGGCGACGATTCTAACGTGGGTCTAACGCGCAATACTTGAGCAGCTCCACCCCGTAGGGGTATTCTCCCCGTCGCCAGGTGCAATTTTCCTCCCGCGCCCACCTCCGGATCACTGCCCGAATCCATTCGCGTTCCTGCCATGCGCGCCAGCTCCCAAACTGGCCCCATGAAAACATCACCCCGCACTCACATCGCTGCCTGCACCACCCGGCTCCGGAAGCCCGGATCGGAGATCCAGCTGTTCCCGGCTGGCGTTTTCCGTGCCCGGGATGGCCGGCCTCACGGCGTGGAAGGCTGGTGCCTGGATGCTGACGCCGCGCGCAGACTGGTGGCCCTGGCCACTGAGCGCCAGACCCCGTTCGTGATCGACTACGAACACCAGACCCTCTACGCCGAAACCTCCGGCAACCCGGCCCCGGCTGCTGCCTGGTTCAACACCCTGGAGTGGCGCGAAGGCGATGGCCTGTATGCGGTGGATGTCGAGTGGACCGAACGAGCGGCCGCGCTGATTACTGGCGATGAGTACCGCTACCTTTCCCCTGTTTTCAAGTTTGACCCGAATTCCGGTGTGGTTACCGAGCTGCTTATGGCGGCGGTGACCAATAACCCGGCCATTGATGGGATCGCCGATGTGGCGGCTGCCCGTTACCTGCACCAACCACACGAGGAGACCAAACCCGTGGATAAAGAACTGCTGGAGATGCTCGGGCTGGGCGAAGACGCCACCCCTGAGCAGGTTCGAGCGGCTGTTCAGGCACTGATGGACAAAGCCGCAAAGACCGAGACCGACATGGCGGCATTGCGCAGCCAGGCAAACAACCCAGATCCGGAAAAGTACGTGCCCAAAGCCGCTTTTGATGAGCTGAACACTCGCGTGACAGCTCTTTCAACCCAGTTGACCACCGGCGAGGTGGACAAGCTGGTAGGCGAAGGCCTGGAAGACGGTCGACTGATGCCGTCTCTGGAAAGCTGGGCGCGGGACCTGGGCAAAAAGGACATTGCTGCCCTGCGTAGTTTCCTGGGCAGCGCCCAGCCGATCGCTGCGCTGACCGGCCAACAAACCAACGGCAAGACGCCCCCCGAGGGAGATGATCAGCTCACTGAAGAAGAGCTGGCTGTTTGCCGCCACATGGGCCAAACGCCGGAGGAGTTCCTGAAGGCGAAAGGCGTAAAGGCTAAGGAGAAAACCGCATGATTATTACCCCGGCACTTCTGACGGCGCTGTTCACCAGCTACAAGAAAGAGTACGAAGCGGGCTTGGCCATGGTTGAGCCCACCTGGGGCAAGGTGGCTTCCAAGGTTTCGAGCTCATCCAGCTCGAACACCTACGGCTGGCTGGGCCAGTTCCCGCAATTCCGCGAGTGGGTAGGCGCTCGTGTGATCAAGGATATGGCAGCCCACGGCTACCAGATCACCAACAAGCTGTTCGAATCCACCGTGGGCGTTGCTCGCACCGATATCGAAGATGACAACATCGGCGCTTACGCCATGCTGTTCCAGGAAATGGGTCGCGCTGCGAACATCCATCCGGATGAGCTGGTGTATGCCCTTCTTGCGGCGGGCGGCACCACGCTGTGCTACGACGGCCAGAACTTCTTCGATACCGACCACCCGGTGTATCCAAATGTAGATGGCACTGGCACTCCGGCAACGGTTTCAAACCAAGATATCCCCGCAACCGATCCAGGTGCTGCGTGGTATCTGCTCGACGTGAGTCGCGCCATCAAGCCGATCATCTTCCAGGAGCGCGTTAAGCCCGACCTGCAGCAGATGACCAAGAGCGACGATGAGCACGTGTTCACCGAGGACGAATACCGATACGGCGTTCGCGCTCGCTCAAACGTGGGCTTTGGTTTCTGGCAGATGGCTTACAAGAGCCGGCAGCCGCTGACCAAAGAGAATTACGCCAAGGCGCGTACCGCCATGATGAACTTCAAAGCAGATGGCGGCCGACCATTGGCTATTCGCCCAACTCTGCTGGTGGTTCCGCCCTCCTTGGAAGGAGCAGGCTTTGAGGTGCTCAAGGCCAACCGCGCCGCGGCAGGCGCAACCAACGTCTACCAGGGCACAGCCGAGCTGCTCGTGTCTCCCTGGCTGGAATAAGGAGGGCTGATTGATGGCTGCCAAGAAATCGACCGCCCAGGCTGCTGTAAAGCAGCCTGAGGCCAAGCAACCGGCTCCGAAGCCGGAGGAATCCAAAGCCGAGAATACCTCGAAGCAGAGCCCCGAAGTGACCGGGGCCACAACCAGCCAGCCCGGTGGCGGAGAGAATGAGCAGTCCTCCGCTGCCGGAGTGGGCAGCACGGATTCCGGTAACGCGTCCACTGAGGACAACAAGTCTGCGACAGCTCCAAGTGAGCCTGAGACAAAGTCCGATGAGGGCGACGATGAGAGCAAGGAGCGGGGGCCTGCCAAGGACGGCAACCTGCCGGATGACGACGAACAGGCGTCACTGGAGGAAGGCGAGATCACGTTGGAAGTGGTCACCCGCTTGCCACGCCGCATTCGCGGCGGGGTGATTGTCACCCAGGAACCGCGTGAGGTGGTTGTGACGGAAGAGGTCGCAGCCCTGATCGAAGCGGATCCGCACATCTCGGCGGCCAGAAAATGAGTTACGCCAGCCAGGCCGACATGATCAGCCGGTTCAGTGAGCGGGAGATGGTTGAGCTCACCGATCGGAGTAATGCCGGAGCGATTGATGCCGCCGTGCTTGATCGCGCCCTGGCTGACGCAACCGCCGAGATAGATGGTTATCTCGCTGCGCGGTACCAGTTGCCACTTACAAGCACCCCGACCGTTCTGGTTCGGGTGTGCTCCGATATGGCTCGGTACCACCTGCACGACGACAACATCCCGGAGGTGGTGGAGACGCGCTATAAGGCGGCGGTTGAGTTGCTGCGCCAGGTGTCTATGGGACGGGTTTCCCTGGGCGTTAGTGATGCTGGCGATGAGCCCACTTCTAACGATGGCGCTGAGATCCAGTCTGGCGGACGCGTGTGGGATCGCGCAGACAGCAAAGGGTTTATCTGATGCTGGACTTGACTGCCTGGGCTGAAAGGATTTCGACCGCTGAAGTGCAGGCGTCACTGGCGGCCGACGTTGATGCGGCCAGAAAGTCCAGAACGCTGCCCTCTGTGGTGGTGGTTCCCGGCCGGGAGGCGGTCACCGTTGTGCCGATGACGCAGGGCTCCAGGCACAAGATTGTGGTTGAGGTGTTGGTGGTTACCGGGGTTAGCCGGGGCAACCAGCCCCTGGGCGGCCCCATGGTTGATCAGCTTTCAGGAGTGCGCAGGCCGGTTCTGCAGCGCCTGGTGGACTGGATGCCGCCGCCGTTCGGCACATCAACGCCCAGCCGCAGCTGGTACGACTATTTCACGCTTCCGGTGCTGAGTTATGACACAGAGGTGGCCTGGCATGGCGGCCAGCTGCTGTCTATGAGCGACAACGCCCTGTACTGGGTAGATGCATTTCGAACGGAGTATTGGTGGACGCCATGAGTAAACGTGTGAAGTTGCCGCAACGCGGCGGGCAGTACCAGCGGGCCAAAGATGGCGCGCCCAAACCCAAGACCGCCGAGCCGGAGACCCGGGACGACGGAATCAAGAAGACCTCCGGGAAGAAGGAGTAACACATGTCTGGATTCAAGATGCGCCGGCGCGTGGTGCTGGCAAGCGTAGAGACCACATACGGCACTGATGCAGCGCCGACCGAATCGGCTAACGCCATTCTGGCGCGCACCGTGCAGGTGACGCCGCTGGCTGGCGAGAACATCCAGCGCAACCTGATTCGAGGCCACTTCGGCAACTCAGAAGAGGTTGCCGGCGAAAAGCATGTGGAGCTGCAGCTGGAAGTTGAGTTGGCCGGATCCGGCTCTGCCGGCACCGCGCCTAAGTGGGGGCCTTTACTGCGCGCTTGCGGCTTTGCTGAGACGGAAGAGGTGGGCATCTCCGTATCTTACAACCCGATTACCGGCGGCGAGGAGTCCATCACCTGCTGGATTCACCGGGACGGAGTGCTGCACAAGTTTGTGGGCGGCCGGGGCACAGTGAGCTTCAGCATGTCTACCAACAACATCCCCTACTTCACATTCAACTTCATGGGGATCCTGGGGCCAATCAGTAACGCCGAGATCCCGCAGGCGGATACCAGCGGCTGGATCATGCCGGCTCCCGTCACCAACGCGAACACAACCGCGCTGAACCTGTTTGGTTCGGACCTGAGCTTTGACCAGTTGAGCTTTGACATCGGTGTGGAGACGGTGAAGCACCAGTTGGTGGGCCAGGAAACGTCCATGCAGATCACGGACCGGCAGCCGACTGGCACCGCCGTGGTAGAAGAGCCGGCCCTGGCGGTGATCGACCTGTACGAGAAGGCCAAGACATCTGCCCGCGGAGCGCTCAGCGTGACCCACGGCAAGGTGGCGGGAAATATCATTGAGTTCTCCGCTCCGGCAGTTGGCATTGGCAGCCCGACCGAGCAGGACAAGAACGGCGTACAGATGCTGTCTCTGCCGCTCACCATCAACCCAGACACCGGCAACGACGAGCTGGTGATCACTGTTAAGTAAGGAGCCCTCCCTTATGTTCAAGCTCAACCCAAGTCGCACATTTCGGTACCCGGTTTCCGTAGTGCTCTTCGACGGTGACAAGGAGGTCACCGGCCAGTTCACCGCCGAGTTTAAGGTGGCGTCAGCCACTGATCTGAAGCACCCCGAGAACGAAAACAAGCGCCTGCTGGACATTGTGCTGGTTGGCGTGGATGGCGTGGAGGTTTCAGGGGCTGACGGAAAGCCGTTGCAGGGTGACGAACTTCTGACTGCGCTCAAAGCGGACCCCTCCGTGAGCACGGCCCTGGTTAACGCGTACCAGGAGTCCATCACAAAAAAGAACCGACCGAGAACCTGAGGGCGGCAGGCCGGTTCTGGGTGCAAGGTCGTCAGGCAGATCCTGGCGGCCTTGAGTCGGATTTGCAGGCCTTCGGTATCCAGGGAGTGGACGCCGAATCGCTGCACCGGGATGGGGATCTGGAGTTCCTGGTCCTGCCGGAAAACTGGGATGCAGTTTTGACTTTTCTCAAGTGTGCAACCCAGTGGCGATATGCAGGGATGGCAGGCGTAAGAACGGGGCTGGATTACACCGCCGTGGATGTGGTGATCCGAATGAGCGACCTGGACGATCCGGCCAGAACGTTCAGCCAGCTCCAGACGATTGAAAGCGGCGCCCTGGAAGCGTTTCGGGAGCAACAGGACTGAACATGGAACAGATGAACCTGACGCTTGCCATCAAGGCAAACAACAAAGGTGTAAGCGGTACCGTGCGGGAGACCGCCCGCGAAGTCCGTGGCCTTCAGGGTTCTCTGACAGGCACCGCCACTGCCGCCCAGGCCAACACTCGCCAGATGGCGGGCCTTACCACGGCCGGGCAAGAAGCCAACCGGATGTTCCGCCTTCAGAAGGGCTCGCTTCAGCAGGCTGGCTATCAGTTTCAGGACTTCTTTGTACAAGT